TCAGTATATGCACCCCCGTTCGTAGGATCCCAAGTATGCTCAAATCCCACGGCAGCAAGAACCGTATCAATTAGCTCCTTATCAACCTCCAGAGCTAATTCAGTACGAATCGCGTCATCATTCAACGCCTCCATACTCATACCATGATACGCTTGAAGCGACATAATTGATTCGAGCGAGGCTGCCCATTTCATCTTACGGATTTTGGCCGTCACAGTCTCCTGAGTAATGTTTAGCCCAACTTCCTTCACATAGGTAGTAGCAGCTTCAGTATCTTCAGGAAGCTGCGCCGATGCATACGAAGAAGTCTTATAATCCGAATCTGAAATATCCTCCCCAGCATTGTCACCAGACTTACGAATGTACTTTTTGTAGAAGATGAACGCTGCCGGATGTGTCAACGGTTGCACTTGAAACAACTCAGTAGCAATCGATCTTGGAAACACCGAGGCCACCATCCCCATACTCATCCGAGTAAAGCTGGCAATATTCGTAGTCAACGTATCTTCACGAATATCTCCTATACCGGAGTTATTCAAAATCCACGGCTTGACAACACCCTCGGAGATCCGATACACATTCTCCGACATTACTTCCATAGCATTTGCTAAACGGTTGGCTCCAGCATAAGACATCCCACGCTTCTCAAACATCTTAACGTGGTCGTCATAATCAAGCGCACCGCTTTCACACATAGATCGCAACATCTGTTTGAAACACTGTCGTCTTACGGGGTGATTCACAAGAGGATTTCCTCGTGCATCACTTTCCAGTAAGGAATGAAACGGATTTGGCACTCCCCCAACAACACGCGGAGAATAGCCATCCTGAAACTGTAAGGGTTGGTTCACTAAAGTTATCATCGTATGACTCCTATTTAATTTTCATCGGACAACTACTCACCGATCTTATTCAAATATCGCTTTTACACCTTGAGCAATAGATTCACTTACCTGCTGTTGTTTACCTATCTTATCGCTATCTCCAGTGACTCCAATCTGACCAGGTACAGCAGCTACATTAGTAGAAGAACCAAGCTTGGCAGATGCCTCGAACAATCTTTCTTGAGTCTTTACGGTCGAAACGATCTGATCCTCGGTAAAAGATTGACCAGCATCAAACATAGATACGATACTATCAACAATAATCTGCCGATACGCACTACCAGCGGTAACGGCGCGGTCAGCTGATTCACGCACTCGTTTTCGCGCACGCTCAAATTCAGTCTCCCGCAACCCAGGATGACTGTTAATCGCATCATTTACCGTTTTCTTGATCAGATCAGCTAGCTGCTCCGTCGGAGTCGCAACTCCACTCTCCTTATGAACACTTCCTGCCGGAATTATTTTTGTACGCATAGATGCATCGACACGCTTTTTTCCGGCAAACAAATCATTGTCAATCGAAGCTCCCCACTGCGCAGTAGCTTCACTCCATACTTCATCCGGAACTTTACCAGATTCGTCCACAAGACCTACTGCTTTACAAAAAGACAAAAAGTCGATGACTATAGAACCTTCGGCTTCTAAAGCCTCGTTAGCCATTTTCTCCGCTTCCGCCTTAATCTTTGCTTGCTGAACAGCCTCTTGAGCCTTCAATTTTTCCCCGACCTGATCCGCCACAATCTTATCGATATCCGATTTTCGTTCCTTCAAAACGGCCTCAGCGACTTTCGACATTACATCAGAGAACCCCGTCTCTTGAAAAATTCCCCAAATATCGTCAAAGGTACTTTCTTGGAACAGCTTTCGGATCGCTGCAATTCTTTCATCACGATTCATGATCTGAATACCTACTTTCAATTGATTTATATCTTCCAAACATCCGACAGCCCTTGCAGAGCTGACAGACGGATAGACTACCACATCAAAAGTTTTTAGTTTAAACTGAGGAGTTATATAATCATACAAATTACCATCTGATCCTGCCCTACGTTCAACGCAAGGCTCTGTTTGAGAACGAGAATGACCTCGACTTGAAATACCCGGCTTGTGTCCAATCTCCATTAAACCCACGAGACGTTTCACATCATCATTCATGCCTGGATCAGATAGTTGAATCTTTCCCCATACGGCACCTTCGGTGTCGCATTCTTTCAGTTCTGTAATTACACCAATCGAATGTTGATAGGAAGATCCAGAGTCAGACGGATGATCTAATTCAACCACAACTGATTTGGATTGAATCTCTTCTTGTAACTCACGAACATTGGTGTTGAGAACTTCCGTAGGGTAAATCCTACGGTTTATATTAGGAACATTCCCACGTTGAAAAATACCACTAAGGTAATAATACTTCTTACCATTTTGCTCCGATGACTCTAGACATAGGAGAGACGAATCAACAGCATCAACAACTGCCTCGTTGATGTAATTAACCTTTTCTAAAACCATTGCGCCACTCCTATCACAAATTTTAACTGCAACAGGAAAATAGTAACAAAAAGCAATGATTTTGCAATAGTATGATACATACTACACAAACATTAACGAAATAGTAAAAAAGGTAAGTTGACGAGAAAAATTAGGAAGGAAGTATGAGGAGAAATTATATCGATTCGTCTAAATCAACTTCAAACACATTCGAACGCGGGCAATTATCCGATCCCAGATCATCCATCTTTATAATGATTTCAGCCCCCAAAATCTTTAATATACGCAGCAACACCGGAACCGTAAGAACTACTCCCGGCGAACGAGTTTCAAACCTACTAATTGTCTCAGATGCACATCTATCATCATATCTATCTCCCAACTCCTGAGACAAACTTTCCTGCGTTACCTGTTTTAAAATCCTAAGCTTTTTTACAATACTTTGGATGCTCAACTTGCTCAACTTGTTTTCCATTTTGTATACCTATCTTGACAAAACCATTATAACAAAAGATTATACACTTATTGATGATATTGTCAAATAGGAAAAAGTTAAAATGCAAAGATTTCATGCAGTTTACCTACATATTGGAAAATTATGGTGGGAAATAAACTACTGGGCACCTAAAGCAAATCGTCATAAGCCAAAAAAGATCGTCATTACTTACGCCGACAGAAGACCGCTGTACACCCTCAACCCTGAAGACCTATTTATCCCATTGGAGAAATTCTTATCTCACGAAAGACTACGCGAAGCCTATTATAAAGATTATGAGGAAAACCGCAAATTAGAACAAGAAATAATAGAGGAATTAGAAAAAAAATATGATATTGCGCACATACTCACTCCCCAAAGAAGAATTAAATACATGAGTGACTTTAGAATTCATAGAAAAAAACCAAACTACGATCCAAAACTAAGAAAATTAGTAGGACTGCCACCCTATAATATTATAATTGCATCAAAAGAAATGGGATGGGAACCTAAAAAGTGGGAAAGTATGAGAGATAACCTGAAAAATCTCACCGGAGCAACAACTATTATATGTGGAAATTATCATGAGCTAAAAGAAATAGGTATAGAGGATTCACCAATCTACAAAGTACCGATAGAACAAGGTATGAATATGCTTTCGTACATCGCAAAATACTCATTCTACTACGTTAGTACAAGTCAAGGGTCTGCATCATTAGGATTGCTATTCCTAGTACCCATACTCTGCTTCATGAATAACAAATCTGAGCTAAAATACACAGAAATTTACAATCTGAGAAGAAATCCCGTCAATTTTTTACAAACAAATGACATTAACATAGCAAATAAATTCATTAACCACTCTCTTTATCATGAATTTGGAAAAGAACTGGTTGCTAGAACAAAGAATCGTCTACAAATCGAGTTTCGTATCGAGTCGGACAAAAATCGACTCTCCCCATATGATTAATAAATTTCTTCACCACTTCACTCTCCTTAAATTGAGTCAGCTCGGTAGATCTATCTCCTTCCTCCAACTCACGAGGATTTCTAAACATCGGCATCGAAAAAACAAAATCCTTAATCAGCATATTGACAACACCGTCAAATTAGAATATTATCTTGAATCATCGTATTAAAGGAAACTTTCCATGAGCCACGAACTGGTTGAAAAAATATCTCTATTGAATCGACTCCTCAAAGAAAGATTGGAGATTTATCTAACTCTCATACCTTGGGAAAGATCCTACGCAAATTATATAGCAACAAATCCCAACTTGAAGACAGAAACCCAAAGAAAATCTGCAATCGAAGACATTACACAGTATCCTTCAGATATGAGAAATAACTGGAATAGAATGAACCAATTAGATACAGAAATCGAGATCACTCGAAATGAGATTGAAATACTTAAAATAATAGTAAAAGACAAGGAATCGTCATGAAAATAATATTATTTCCAGACCTCCACCTCGGAAAAAGAATAAAATCGTTTGGAATCGATCCGCAAACCGGAAGATACCGAAGCGAAACCATACTCGAAAACAAACTCAACCTTATGTTGATAGATGCTTATCAATTAGAACCAGATATGGTGATTATGCCAGGAGACATTTTCGACTCACCAAGACCACCAATATCCGCAATGAAGGTATTTATTGAAAAAATATCTGACCACAAATACGATACAGTATTCTGTATATCTGGCAATCATGACACACCCACCAACTCTTCTGACACCAATACAGTTAAAGCCTGCATAGATATTATAGATTATGTAACACCAGAACAGATGCAAACCAAAATCAAATTCCTCGAAAACGGCGAATTTGATTATGAAGGAATACGATTTCAAGTTGTGGGAAACATGGTAACGTTTCCAGAAAAAATTAAAATAGCACCAGACATAGACATAGTCATAGGTCACTTTCCAACAAAAGGTCCAAATGAATATAGCTTCATTAGACCGCCAGAAATTGAAGCGAACAGCGAAACCATATTCCTCCTCGGAGACTGTCATTCATCATTTCATCAAGAAAACATATTCTATAGCGGAATCCTAGAAAGAACCAACTTCAACGAAGCCGACAACAAAACAGGATTTTGGGTAATAGACTACGATAATTTCGGCAAAAAAGTAGAAGTATGTAATTTTTTCGAATTACCTTCTTTAGATTTCTTAACCGTAACGGACACTGAATTCGATGAAAACTTATTACCTATGTTCTCTAATTCGATCGTTCGATACATCGGTAATAACAATGAGTATGCAAAAATACTCAAAGAATCTTCTCTAGGATTCGTATACCAACGCGAATCGACAGAAACCCCATTCGACCCGATAGGGATAAAACAACCCGATTCTGGGTACAGCGATCTTGATAGCGTATGGAACCAATTTGCCGACCGCATAAAAATTGGTGATGAATTAAAGCAAAAAGTATCTGAACTTTTACTAGAGGCAAAAAAACATGATAAGTAGAGTCAAAACAAACAACTTCATGTGTCTTAATGGTGAATTCAAATTCGAAAAAGGAGTCACATTCGTACACGGAGAAAATGGATCAGGAAAAACAACACTATCCAACGCCATACTCTTCGCTCTATACGGTCCGACAGCAATAGCGGATGTCAACAAAGACGATCTATTATCTTACGGAGAAACATCAGGGTATGTTGAACTGGAAATAGGAGACGACAACCAAATAATCAAAATAAAACGACCAATAGGACGGGGAAAAGTTGAAATAACATCTGCGGATAGAGGAACATTAACAGGAGCAAAAGAAGCAGAAGCATTCATCCGAGAACATTTCGGAAGTTTAGACCTATTTCTCATATCTCACATTGCCAGACAACAAGAGATTTCTTCATTGATTCGCTTCGAACCTAGAATCAGAAAACAGATATTTTCAGATATAGCTGGCCTATCAATAATAGACAAAGCGATCGAAATAAACGGAACCGTAACAACCATAACCGAAGTGTTCGAATCCGATATAAATAAAAAAAGTGCGGAACTAAAAGACCTAGAAGAAAGAGCAACTCACATAGACTTCAACAACGTCTACAAGTATAAACAACTGAAAGAAAAACTTGCGTATGCTTGTGACTATAACCGTGAATCACTAAAAAAAGAACTTACAGAATTATCGACAACAGGATCGACTATATCTGATGAAATAAAACAAAGGCGAGTCATGGAAGAGTTCTACTCAGATGCAATTCGAACCGCAAGCAAATTACAACGAGGAAGTAAGAAATGTTTACTATGCAACCAAGAAATATCTAATCCTGAAACTACAATCCAAACTTGGAATAAAAAACTCAGCGAAATAAAAAAAGAACTACAAGAACTGTTAAGCCAAAACAGTGAAATCAGCAAAAAAGCAAACGACATCAAAGTAACACTAGGAAAGACACTGAGAAAAGACATCGAAGAAGAATTAGAGAAAATTGGCGAACAAGAGGATCCCAATGAAGTTCTTTGCCTACAGAATCGAATCGGTGCATTACGACAAGAAATTAAATCACTCACAGCACAGTTGAAAACGTTTCAGCAAGCATCGGAAAAAAAGGAGATACGAACAGTTCTCCAAGAATTCAAACAGTTTATGTTGAGAGACATGATCAAAGAGATACAAAGGGAAACTCAAGTAGCAGCTCCTATCATAACTTCGGACTGGACCGATCCTATTTACGATGTGAAAATAGACCCGGAAACAATAGCTATCACTATAAACGGAAAGCCCATACGATCGCGATCCTGCGGGCAGGCGAATATAATTTGCGCCATAATACGATTCTGTATCTCAACCTATTGGCACAACATACAAGGAAAATTAGGGCTACCATTTATCATTATGGACAGCCCGTTCGATGCCTTGTCTGACACAAACTTCGATAAAATGATAGAAACAATCCAACTCATAGAAAAAACCTTTGGTCAAATAATAATTACAAGTCACAGAACAACAGACAACCCCGGAAACTGGAACGTAATTAACCTATGAAGATAGTTGTTCAAAACAACCTCGGCATACTCGAAGGCGACTACGATCAAAAGAAATTGATCGATAGCCTAACATTCATATCTGAGACTGAGCGTAAAGCCTACTACATTAGGTTAAATAGACAGATAAGACGTCTAAAACCAAAGCACGGGGAAGCTCAAGCAAGAAAGTTAGCGAAATCATTCGTACCGGAAAACATCAATCCAAGAGTATTATCTGACGGAAAAAAATTTCCGATCGGATTAATCGATACGGTACTCGAATTGTTTCCGGATAGTGAGTTTGAAATTGATGATCAACGATCCGACAACGGATGCAATTTATCATCGATTATTAAACCACACAAATCTATACCTCCGTTACGAGATTACCAAAAAGAGGCAATAGAAACCGCTTGCATAGAAAAGAACGGAATAATTGGAATAGGAACAGCCGGAGGAAAGACTCGTATCGCAATAGAAACCATCATACGACTCGGCAAATCATTCCTATTCTGTACTAGCAGAGACAAGCTAGCGACTCAATTCGCATTGGATATCTATGAATATGTATTTGGAAATCCTATCAACATAGAAGAAACATCGAACTCAAAAGCAACTTATCAGAACAGAATAAAAAAGATTTTATTGGAAAAATTAGGTATCGGTATAAAATGCGAAGGAGAGAACGGAGTAATAACTACCTATCACTCCTTAAACAAATTTGCAAAAGATGAACGCTACGGTACGATCATAGCAGACGAATGTCACCATGTAGCTGCCCCCAATTTTCTAAAGAACGTGGCTATGTGCATTGCTAGAAACAGGATAGGAATGTCAGCGTCGATAGGAGATCGAGGAGACAAACTCGACATTCTGAACCAAGCGTTTATAGGCCCACTTATCTACAGAAAAAAACACCATCAACTCCGAGAGGAAAACTACGTGTCTGAGATTGAAGTACAGATGTGGCCTTTCGATCATATATGGGAAGGTGAAGAATACGACAAACCGGCAGATATAGACAAATATTGCATAGTCGAAAATATAAAAAGGAATCGGTTCATCGTTTCAATACTATCGAATCTATCACCAAATCCTGTTTTGGTATTCGTTAAGCAAATCCGACACGGAGAAATCATCAAAGAAATGTGCTTACGTAACAACATCCCGGCTCAATTCTTTTGCGCCGAGAACCAGAACTCAGATCTAGAATCATGGATTCGAAATCCCAAAGGAGTTGTTATAGCAACAAAGATATTAGATACAGGTATGAACAGCCCGACACTTCAGTATGCCCTTAACGCCGCAGGAGGTCGATCCGCAATATCGGCGGAGCAACAAAGCGGTCGAATTGTCCGTAAAACATTCAAGAAAGACTTCGCAGAATATATCGATATCGCAGATAAAAACCATAGGATATTATCATCCCAATGTATAGAAAGAGTAAAAAAATATATGCAACTTGGGTACAAAGTTACCCACATCAATAAAGAAGTGGCAGAAAACTTATCTCCACCATCCGTAACCAACAACTTCGAAATCAATATATGAAAGGCCAATTAAATGAACATCTTAGGTATAGACCCAGGAAAAACAGGAGCATTCGCTCTGTTAACAGAACACCGAAAGGTTGTACAAATAACCCCAATTCCGTTAGTCAAAGCCGCAAAAGGCAATGAATCCTATGACATCGATGCTATAATTCTTCTGTTGAAACAAAGCAAACAAACCGGAGAAGTTATTGCGTTTATAGAAAAACAACAAATTTTTCCAAGCCAAGGAGCTGTATCTGGAGGAAATCTGATGTTCGGATACGGACTACTAATCGGAGTCATTCGAACCCTAGAAATACCAATGCGGATTATTACCGCAAAGGAGTGGAACAATTCCATATTCAAAGGAATGCCGCCATTGGAAAGTAAGGACCATAAAAAAGAACGGTCTATTCAGGTAGCTCTATCCCTTTATCCACAAGATAGAGAAAAAATGATACGAGGGAAAAGTAAAAAAATAGACCACAACTTAGCAGAAGCTTTGCTCATAGCGGAATACGGAGTAAGTATGCTATGCCAACCACTATAAGAAATGTAGCTGCGGCATATGAGGACTACCGTCGTAGAGTCCTTAATGACGAATATCACCTATTTAAAAATGGTGTAACCGACGGCAATAGAAATAAAAAACCAGCTGTAGCGATAGCTAAGGCATGTGACGAATTAAAAATCACACCAGCCGAGTATTTTCAAATTGCACTGACCAGACAACATCCTCGTAAAATATACTTCATAACACTAGGAAATGAAGAATTCATAAGATTCGTAAGAAATGAAGTCAATAAGCGTAAGAAAAACGCAACAGAATCTCTAGACATAGTAAGAAACCACATCTTCTACATCATGAACACTTGGAATGTTGATGAGGAAACAGCCAAAAAAGAAGTCATGCGTATGATTGGAATTCCCTCCGAAACTTAATAAAAACATGAGAAGGATTACATTATGCAACAAACCAATGCAATTGTTGAAGAGTTGTTCCTGCGTTTGTTCATACGAGACATAAACATGTACAGGCATTACTCCGAAACACTACCAAAGATTGCTTTTACAAATGCAGACACTAGACGAATTTTTGAGATATTAAAATCTCTACAAGGTAAAATAACTGGATTACCTACATTTGACTCGTTTGTAATAGCTCTAGGCGAGGAAAACGAAACTAATCCTACCGAATATGACGGTGAAGTAATAGAAAAAACATTTTCATTGTTCGAAGAGGAAAAAGACATAAACCATGAATATGTAGAACAAACATTCATAAAGAACGTTAAGAAAAGACTGCTAAGAATAGTAGGCACAACACTATCAGATGGATCTACATCCGGAGTAGACGCCAAAACATTTATTCAAGACATCGAACATCTTGAACTACGAGAATCCGAACCAAGCTCATACCTCGATCGAGTAGAGAAATGGGCAAAGATGCTAGTTGATGACGGAAAAAATAGGATACCTACCGGGATACCAACATTGGACAGAGAACTAAACGGCGGTATGCTGCCAGGAGAATACACCGTAGTCATAGGATACACCAACTCAGGTAAGAGCTTTATAGGCTCAAATATAGCCATCAATGCAATACGATTCGGATTTAAAGTTGTCCACTTCACTAACGAAAACCCAATTCATGTAGTTATGGGTAGATACGCATCGGGTCTACTCGAAATGCCTATACACAAGATTCAAACCAAAGCATTGCATAATTACCCCAACGATGAGCCTTACCAAGCAATAACTAAATTTACCCAAGAAGAAACAAAAAAACGATTTCCAAAATTCGAAATGGGAGACTACCTACACATTTTTGATTTGCGAGACACACAATCTACAGTATCGGCAATGGAAAATCACATAGATAGACTAGAAAAATTTCAAAAATTCAAACCAAACCTAGTCATATTAGACGATTTAGACAACATGGAAGGAAAGTCAGTTAAGCCAAAAGGCAACAACCAAAACGAAGAGAAAGACCTAACCGATGCAAGCAAAGCTCTGAATGAATTAGCTGACAACAGAGGACTTGTATTATGGGTCATGGCGCAGATGAAAGGAACAGAAGGATTTAAAGAGGATGTTGATTTTGGAAAAGGAGAAAGTAGGTCAAAAAGAGCTAAGGCGGAAATACCAGACAACTCATTCTATAATCTCCAAACAAAGATAGAGAAAGAACCAGAGGACAGAGACCAACCAATACGATCCAGACTGTCACACAAAAGAGCAAGAAATCTAAAAAGAATCGAAAGACAGATTAACTTAATACACAAGTACGAAATATGCAGGATTTATGACGCTGATATTTTCCTACAAGAAGACAAAATAACAAGAGATTTGTTCTGATAGAGGTAAAAATGCTAGCAAATCTGGAAAAAATCATCGAAGAAGCAGACAGAATAACCAGTCGAAAAAGCAGATTTAAAAGCAACACCTACATGGAATGGACTGGTCCGGCAGAATGCCCAGAATGCGGAAAAAATAAATTCTTCATAGCGTTCGAGCCAAAAATATTCAGGTGTTTTGCTCACGGAGAACACCTGAAAGGTGTAGGAGAGAAACCATTACTCGACTTATTTAAGTCATTAGGAATTAATTCTATAAGAAAAATAGAACAGTACATGAAAAATTCAAGCAGGCCAACACATTCAAAAAGTAAAACACCGTACAAAATCGAGTCGAGATTAACTCTTTATGAAGCCAACAAGAAATTTCCAACATCTCCGACAATCCAAGAATCAATTCGATACTGCCAAAAGAAATGGGTATCCCCATACGACTGGGACAAAATATTCATAGGATTTGACAATGACTCAGAACCCAGAATGTTTATACCCATATATGAAAGAAACGGGTCGCAACTCGTAGAATACCAAGGGTTTCAAGCCAGAAGAATATTTCACGAAATAGACGGAGTAGCAAAAATAATAACACCGGGAGTAAACAAGACTTGTATCATATACAACTACGAAAAAGTAATTAAGCAAACAGAAATTGTTGTAATATTTGAGAGCATTTTTGACATACCTATCATTCCAGAACTATCCGTAGCCATACTAGGAACGAATCTAACAGACGAGCACATAAAGAAAATACTTCCATTCAAAACAATAGTGATTTGTTTTGACGGAGATGCCTTCGATAAAGAAAAGAAACATGGTGAACGAATCCATCACTTTGATTTTACTGTCCAAAAGCAAAACATATGGTATTTAAACATACCAACAGATAAAAAAATCGATCAGATAAAATACGATTTTATCAACCAAACCATTACAAACTTAAACGGTGAAGTTCGATTTGTGAAACAAATAATAACAGAAGACCAGATCCACCGAAACGCTGGTGGTAACTACGAATGGGAAGGAAAAAACTAAAATGATAAGAAACGAAGTATGCAACAAATGTCTATACCGTAACATGTTCTCCAACCACATCGTATATGTTCCCCCAGAGATCAATAAAACCGATCGCCTCATCATAGCTCAAGACCCAGGAAAAGAAGAAATGAGAGAAGGTAGACCACTAATTGGACCTTCTGGGCAAGAGACGATGAAGGCGTTGGAACAATTCGGGGTATCTCGAAGCGACGTATCCCTGTCAAACTCATGCGATTGTGTATGGATGTCGGAAGAAAAATCAGAAGAAATTCAACTAGAGGTCATCAATACTCTTCAAACAGACCTCGGAATAGATAAATTAGCAACAAAACCGAAAAAATCTCTATTTGAACAATTGCTACGGGAACAATGTAAGAAAAAAATCGCCTGGGAGATAGAAAACTACAATCCAAAAGTCATCCTATTAATGGGCAAAGCAGCTATGCAGATGTTCGACGAGTGTCCTTATAACTCGATTATGCAAGCTATTGGAGGAAATTTTAAATTAAACACCGGACAAACGGTATATTTGACCAATCATCCGGCATCAATCCTCCACGCGAAGTCCCAAGAATCAAAAGAAGCGATACGAAAAGAGTTTATGAGAGGGGTGGAATGCTTCGTCAAACATGAAGACCAAAAAAATGAATCTCCTTTATACATACGAACCATAAACACGTATGAAGACCTACTAGAATTTACAAATCTCATAGTAGAACAGCCAATGTTCGCTATTGACTGGGAAACAACAGGAGTTGACTTTCTATCAGACAAGATAACCGATTTATCGGTAGCTTGGAACGAAAACGAGGCGGTAGTAATTGACTTATCGATCATAACCAATACAGGGTCTCAAACAGCTAATGAGGCAATCACATCAAAATTAGATGAACCAGAATGGAAAGAAGCAATAAATACCATTTTGTCTTGTTCCGCAGAAAAAGCATGTCATAACGGATACTTCGAACTTCTGTTTGCATGGAAATACGGTTTAAAAATAACCAACTTCGTATACGACACCATGAATATGTACAGCAACTTATGCGAAGCACAAACATACCCCAAAGATTTAAATGCTTTGTTACAAAAATACTGCAACATGACAAACTATGATGGAGAAGTAAATGCGTACAGAAATAGCGTAAAAAAAGTAACCTTGGCAGAATTAGAAAATGCCCCATTCGACTACACATTTTTCGGCGACACCATAATACCTAAAAGCGTATTGTTTGAATATGCAGGCAAAGATGCAATTGCCACATTCCGAGCTGTAGAACCGTTAAAAAGAGAGATGAAAAAAGACGGGTGTTGGAATTGTTATTGGGAAGAAAGGTTTTTACCTTACCCAACAGCAAAAATGACATTTAATGGTATGGAAGTTGACCTAACACGCGGCGTCGAAATGATGGAAATAACAGAAAAAATATCAGACGAAGCAAGAAACTCAATGGCGCAAGCCTACCTAGAATTTGTAGATACACTACCTCAAGAAAAAAGAGATCAATACGATCCGATAATTCAAAAGGTAAATCTAATAGAACGATGCAATTTACAACTATCAGGATGTGTTAACGCAATAAACCCAAAAAGCTTTATATTACTAGATGCACTATTCAATAATCTCGGAATATACTGCCCAAACGAAATGAAAACAGAAACAGGAAAACAAAGCTGGAGTGAACCAGTAATAACTCACCTACTCGAATCTTTTACACAAGACGAATTTCCAATACAACACAAGGCACTGTTAGCAAAAGCTCAGTACGAAAAGATAAACACTCAATCGAGTAGATACCTATTCAACAAAACCGGAGAGAAAGGAATGTTATCCAAAATAAATTCGACAACAAACCGGATACATTCCCTATTTCGAGCCTACGGTACAGAGACAGGCAGACCCACCTCGAAAGAACCAAATCTGTACAACATAACCAACACCGAAAAATTGAAAGACTTGTTTCCAAACAACTACAAGCAAATTGATATCAGAAGTCTATTTCCAGCGCCCCCAAACCATAAAATAGTCAGCATGGACTATAAACAAGCAGAACTTCGCATTCTGGCAATGGATGCAAACCACAGCCAAAAACAAATATGTGATAACAAGAAGATAATAAATGGACTTATAAAATACATTGCTAGAAAAAACTTGGAAGAAAGAGGCGATCGATACTACAAACCAACAGCAAAAAGCATAAACATGGAGTGCGAGCGTATATGGGAAGAAGTATACAAAGCCGTTCAAGAAGAATGGGCAGCCCCAATGCTGAAGTTCTTTATTGAAGGTCTACCTTACCCAAACATGGACTTCGGTAGAGCAGACCCAGAAAGGTATGTAGTCGTAGAAGGAATTCCATACTGGACAGATATTCACAGCTGGGTCGCTTCCCTATTTATGGAAAAAGAACCCTGGGAGATAGACAAAAACAATCGAAGAAAAGCAAAAACAGTCATATTTGGATTAAACTACGGAATGTCTGACGAAACGTTAGCATCACGACTCGGAACTACAACACAAGAAGCCCACAACCTAGTCGTAAAAATATATTCAAAATTAGGAAATATACAGATATACCAAAGATTTATAGAGTATACGGCGATATCGACAGGAAAAATACAAAACATATTTGGTCAGATACGACATTTTGGATCAGAACTAACACACCACAACCTACGAGAAGCAATCGACTACCGCCCACAATCCACAACTTCGAAGTTGATGAACCGATCCGTTATACAAATCTATGACCTAATCGAAAACATGATACCAGAATCAGGAGTACAAATGATTCTAACCGTATACGATGACTTTAAATTCTATTGTCCCAATGAAAACATCGATCTAGTTGTTCCCTTAGTCAAAGAAATAATGGAACAGCCAATACCTGGATATAATCTAGGTTTGCCAGTCGATGTAGTTATCGGCGACAGGTGGAGCGAAGTCGAAGAAGAGAAAGAAGAAACATCATGAACACAACAAATTTGACAAATTCATCAAGTCTCCCATTGAAAAATGATTCAGAGGAGGATAAAATAGAAATAGAGATAAAAATAACGATTGAAGACTCGTCAGAAACAGATTTTACGAAAATACCAATCAACGAATAGGAGAAAAATTATGTCATTGTTTGATGAATTCGATGCGGCAATTGTGGAACAAGAAGCCGAGAAAACAATGCGAGGAACCCAAGAGGATGTAATGGCTCCCTTGGAAAAAACAGGTCTTTGTAAGATACTCGGATCACTAGACGCCAACACAAAATACATAGTGCGTATGCTTCCACCTCACGACCCAGAAAGAAGAAAAATGTTCGTAAAAGTGAAGCATCACTACTTTAAAAGAGGAAAACCGAGTATATGCCCGGAGACGTTTGGAGAAACCTGCCCAGCTTGTGCTAAAGCATGGCAAAACTTTGTTCCGGGAATACGTATGGACAATCAAGGTCCAAAAGTCAGAGAGCTACTTTCTCGCGAAGATTATTATTGGCCTTGTCTGTGGATTAATGGAAAAGATCCGTCCTCGATATATTTACTTCGAGCTCCAAAATCTCTCCATATTGAAGGTTTGTATAAAGGGGAAATAAAACAAAAAGGCAACTTTGTAACTGGAAAAGTAATTCAAGAGTTGTCGGAACTTACCGAGGAATTGAAAAAGTCTAATGAAGTTCCCCCAGAAATAACAAATCCGCACTTCTTGCACTTCTATGTATCTAAAAAATATGGAAGACTTATCAGAGTCAGTCGCCAAGGAATTGGCTTAGCATCTCGATACGATGCATCCGTATATAACATAGATAAGGCGTATGAAGTTCCAGACGAAGTGATTAGAAATCACATTGACTGGACCGCAAAGTTTAAAGAAGTCTTGTGGGATAACTTCGATTGGGAAGAATTCAACAACAAGATTGAGGCAACACTAGCAATCATCAACAACGGCGATGAAATCTACGACCCATCAAGCGCTGACGATGTGCCATTCGACATCGACACAGCAATGAATACTACTCCCGAAATCAACACACCAAAAGAGCCGGAAAAGCAAGTTGTCGAAGAAACAAATAAAGAGCCGGAAAAGCAAGTTGTCGAAGAAACAAATAAAGAACCAGAAAAGCAAGCTGAAACCAAATCAAAACCGAAAGCAAACACAAAAAAAGAAGAAACTACAGGTACAGCTGGACGAAAGAAAACGACACTAGACACCCTTACAACGTTGAAAATGCCACCATCAATAAATGGAACGAAGAGGGAAGTTGTAATGTCAAAATTTATAGCTGAGAACGTAGAGGTTGCCGATGAATTTAATCGACAATACGTCGATCTATGCCAATCAACAGATCCTGACAAATCAACAAAGGTACAAACCTTGATCCAAGAATACAAGGAAATGATCGTCAGCTCAGTAGAATAACTATAAAGGAAACTGAATGACCGTAGATTGATGATTAAACAGTCTACGGTCATTTTTATGGAGCAAAAATCATGAGTGACAAGAAAATAGATATCGATATATTTTCCAGCATGAAAATTGAAAACAAAAGCGCATCTTTGGTGAAAATGGATGATTGCATCAGAAATAATGAACCATCCTCATACATTCCAAGTGGAACATTTACATTGGATTGGATCACGGGAAGACCGGGGATTCGAAAAGCTGCAATATACTCCTTAATCGGAGATACAGGTTCATTAAAGTCATATCTTGCTGGAGAGTTCATACGAAGCATAACCCTCTACAACCAAAACAAATTCAACGAACCTGGAGTAATACTACTAAATGATTCAGAATCATCATATACGCCCGACTGGTTTGAAGAAAGAGGAATTGAATCATCCAACGTTATGACATGTCTATTTGAATCAATGGAAGATATGACACTGTATTACGTGGATTTTTTCAAAAAATATCGATCAGCCATAAAATCAAGAACCGACAATTTATCAGTGTACGAATATCATGAAAAAATACCTATCTTAGGATTGGTATTTGACACCATATCAGCAATATGCTCGGAAGATGACTACAAAGAAAAGAACCAATTTGCCTCAGCTGCTCGCTTAATGTCTAAGTTTGTGCGAATAGTACAGACAACACTGATACCTGCAAACATAATCGCACTATTTATCTTCCAAGAAAGATCACAGATCAAGCAAAGTATATATGAGAAAGAGGACATCAATAAAACAGCTAGAGGTATAAGACCGGCGAGATTCGATGCGCAAGCCATGTATCAGTTGAAGATTAGACAAAAAAGCGAGCATGTGCGATATTGTAAAATAAAAGCAGCAAAGAACAGACTCAATTCATTCAACGAAGGTAAAGAATGTCAACTCGTAGTAGACCTACGTGACGGAATAAACGATATCCCAGTAATACTGGAAGCCGCAGTAGACATCGGAATAGTTAAAAAAATAGGGAACAACTACGTGTTTCCTGACTCAAAAGAAAAAATTGATCCGGCAACAACTGCAAATAGAGTATGGGACGAAGTAAAAAGGGAAGTATTTGGAGAAAACTACAATCCATACATTTACACAAACAGAACCCTTGACATGAAAATAGATAACGAACCAATCACAGACATAAACGAAGTTGAAGAAGACGATATTTCGAACGTGGATGAATTATTGTGAACAAACCAATCGACGCCTCCATACTATTCGACCCATACGGATCCGAACATCAATTCAAGAGAAAAGTCCTAACAGAAATAAACGAAATAGAACACCACGTTCCTTTGTATTGTGGATGGATCACAGGAAAAAATACAGACCGCAACAATGCGCTCAGGATCCACGCGATCCGTAACAACGACATATCGATCGAAGACCTATTTATAGGAGGAAGGAGAAAAGCATTCCTAACACTACTTCAAGAAATTGAATCAGAAAAAGTAAACACAAACAATATCGCCATAGTTTTAGGAAATAAAAACATATCGCAAAGACTGATAATTGCTATAGAACCAAAATCAACCAACATTGAAACACTGATTGGAACACCGATCATACGTACCATAATCACAAAATCAAAATCCGAGCTAAATATGTTTGTAGGTTTGTGGGATATATTCAGAAAGAATTGTCTACAGCAATAGGATCAGTATTGCTAAAAATATTATACTTGCTCTTCGTCTCCTCTTCTCTAAGCAACTTCTTCAACTTTCTCTCAACAGCACCGTCTCCCTTGTACCGCTGATTCATCATCCTACTCACTGCCTTTGAAAACTCATCTTTTTGAGAATCAACACCACCACCTACAATAGCTCGAGCTCGTAAATAAATCGATAGAATATCTTTAGGCAACAAACCATAATCCTGCGAAAGAGTTAAGACTACATCATCGATAGTCTCATCAGGATTGGCAGCAATCGACAAAATAACATCTACCGCCACTAAAAGATTTTGTATGGTTTCAAGCGGAGGAAATTTAAACTCAAGACCCGCCATCATTCTCAACAGATTGAAAAATATTCTCTGATCTCCTATCACATCATACAGATCAGGAATGATTGAATACGGACTCAACGCCTTAAACAGATCGACGACCGCTATTCGATCTGTATAAAAGTCTGGACGAATAATTGCTTTTGTCATAGTACTCCATCATTAATCGATTAAGATGAACCCAAATTATCATCGCTATTCTATATTTCATCCTAGAATTTGGACAAAATTGGAATTGTCTACGGGACAAATACATAGACACGATATCTCTATACAAGATTTTATACTTAGGATAGAACCTAAAAAGAATGAACCCATTCATAAGAAACAAACGAGCGTGCATCACACTGACCGAATCTAACTTCGACACAGGATCAAAAGAATCATTTGCCAAACAATACATACGAGCAACTTTATTATCATCTCCTATGAAGTAGTTTTCTTTCATAACGACAACGTACCTACAGAATAATCTACCTCATAATCAGCATACAACTTTTGAGATTCGTACTCCCCGTAATCATTCACCCCAACAAAAGGAGGATTTTGCATAATCAACGTGTGGTTGTCATACTCTACGTAACCATACGAATCTATCTCCTTTATCACTTTCAACCCACCAGAATCATTAACCGCCCAATAAACACAAACCGAGCCTCCAAAAAATGGATGAAGAGTTGTGAACTCAGTATTTGATCCATCAATAACTCCAGTCAATTCCTCCCCATAAATATGCCCATGACCATACCCCAATTCTACCTTCACAATCATTGTAGTCGAAGTAATAGCAACACCGATCTGCTGCACCAAATCTCCAGAAGGTTTGGTCTGAGTTAAATTACCTGATGAAGTATACCCCGAAATATTCGTGTCCAAATAAATAGGAATGAACCCTTGGCTATCCTCAGGTACGATCCATCCCCAATCAAAATTTTCAACTACTTGCCCATTATACGCGATCTTAACAGAGTTCCACCGATTTGCAAAAACCGGAGATAATAGCACACCAATAGCAGGAACGAAGTTATCATAATCCCCATTTGCGCTAACCAACTTACCATCCGCACTCAATCCTACAGCTTTGAAAGCATCAATATCCGTTAAAGACTCAAAATAGGTACGAACATTACCTTCCTCGATATTAGCCGCATACGGAACATAATACTTCGGGGACAACCTAAAATCTTGCAACACTTGACCGCTACTGCCGTGCGATTGACATGCAAACGATTCACCTTCAAATGGAATCGATTGTCCATTCGCCACAACGATCTGATTCAAGTCATTATGTACAACAAACTCCGGACGAAGCGATGTTCGAATAAACCCATTCTGAATGACAGCATCATCCGCTATCGTAGCAGGCTTTTTAAGAATCAACCGAATAACATACGCTCCCCAATCCTCAACACCGTCAGGACGGGTATAAGAAGGCCACCGAGGATAATCTTCAGGATCTTCATAATCATAATCTGGCTCATATTCTCTCCAATCACCATCCACATACACATACGATTTACGGTTTGCCAGATTGACAACACCTGACGACAAACCAGAAGCTCGCAAACTGTCAAGATCAGAATAAGTCGTATCGGTAGGAGACGAACTTACATCATGGGCGGCATAAATAAAATCACCCGAAGAAATACGACCCCAAGGACCGCCACCATCCATATACAACCCTACACCAACCAAATAATGATCCAATATTTTACGAGCCGTCAACACATAATCATATACCGCAACCTCATCAATACACCCATCCAAAACATACTGAGTATAACTTGCCCCAAACATGTCTGGCTGATCACCAGAGGTATCAATACGCGCATCATCGATCGGCATCGTAGCCCCAATAATGAACTTTTGTCCAATATTTGAAACACCAAAATCATTATCATCATACGCCTTCGTACTAACCATTGTTGCTAGATTTGAAGGCAGATCACCTCCCCCTACCCAATAACCATTGGCGTAAATATCTACTCGATGTCCATAAGCCGTAACAACCACATGGTTCCAACCAAACTGATTAAACTTAGTCGTATCCGTAGATATTACTTTCCAATCATCCTCATAAGGCTGCGAACGCCCACAATCAACTATTATCTGATTGTTATAGTAGTAGCAACTAAAATATTTCCCATTTGAACTGATAAATGACTCCGATATGTCCTGATTGACACCACCATACCCCCACAACCCATGCCTAGTCAGCACCGTATCGGAATCTATCTTGAACCAACACTCAATCGAACGCGCATGAGAATAAAGCGGACATCGATTCATTGCATTTGTATAAATAGGTAAAACAAACGTTCCGTGTCCGCCACCACCATGATACGGATCATAGTCATCACCAGAAATATTTCTTGAGCTATTCAAGAATGGAACATAACCAATACGAGAAGAAGTCGATCGAAACGGCTGTTGGTGATACGTTAATCCACCAGCAACCTTAGATGTGATTCCAACTTGATCGTGTGCATTCTCACTCGCATACCGATCACTCGCAACCGAACTCGAAAATACCCTATCTTCCTCCTCTAACCTATAATACATCACCGGAGCTGAACTTTCGTTAATAATCATATCCGGATAGAAAGGACGAATCGGCCAATACGGCAAAGCAAACGATATGCCTGTACCATAATGAAATTCTCCATCATGATATGTATAACGCATACCGTCCGTACCATCTACAATGTTCCAAACTCTCTTCCACTTCTCCTCTTCCCCATCCCAAAAATATGCTCTATCAATCTCCATCTTTATCGGAACATCAGATAAAGAATAGTCCTGTAAAGGTCCATATGTTCTTATATTAGGCAACACCTCGATAAAGTTAAACGGTCGATCAGAAACAATATCTATCTCCCACGGATCAGACCCAACAAACCATGCTGCGCCATCTGTCGAAACAAACTGCGGAGTCTCACCATTATCATCCAACCGTTCGGCAATAGTTTTCCAACCTGACTGCTGCCTTACATACGCCACTGAATACTGATGACTCTTGGAAAACTGATAATCCTCTTCCTCATCAGGCAAATAAAGCTCGTAATCCTGCTTCAAATAATTAGAAATAACCAAAGGATGCGGACCTTCACCAATCAGCCGAACACCTAAATAATATGTACCACGCGATGGATCCCTAACATTTCTCAAAAATAACAATGCCGGATAGGTCAAATTATCCATATGCTCAACATTGAAAGTAGGTCGAGGAGATATGAACTCGGCATGATCCGACAACGAAACTTCATCAATTATTCCGTACTCTATAGGAGAAATAGCATACTCTATTAGATGAGTATTGACATTCTCAAACCAACGTCGAATAAATAATTGACCTCGAATTGGAGACAACTCCCCATTCGGATTGATTAAAATAAGAGTACGTGTGCCCGACTCTTCCATAGCAACATCGTGAACTAATCCACAAGGAGTAAGATAACCATTAGGAAGAGAAGTAAACACAAAACCAGATTTAGTATTCAATGATACGGTTCCGGTCTTCCTCTGCAATGACACAGCCGTGACTCTACCTCCATCAGCAACAAGGCCAAAAGCAAATATATAACGAGCCGAATAATAATCCCTTGCACATAAAAAAAGACCTACAGGGAAAACTTCATCCCCTACAACGATATTGGGAGTCTGTGAAGGAATAACAAAATCAGCATCGGAAACATTAAACACATCGCTACTGAATGGCACACAGTCTAACACGTATTCAATACCACCATCCGTGTCCAACGACTCCTCAAGACTAGCCAATTGCATCAATTGACTCTCATATCCAAGAGCCGAATAAGTCACGGTTATAAAAGAACCAACTTTCAAATCACATGCCCGAATATCAGTCACAAACGAAACACGAGAATCAAGAAGAGCAGCCGCTTGTAAATCATATCGGTTCATTCTAATATTTTGTGACCTACGATTCACAAACTCCCGAGCTACGTTTCTAACATTACGAAACGGAAACTCAGGAATTCCGAACCACTCTTGCGCATACTCGTCAAACTCACGCTCAGGAAAATAACGAAAACTCTCCTCAGAATCCCTAAATTCGGAAACAATCTCGTTAGGTCTGGAAAAAACATCGTCGCTCGACCCTGAAATAGTCGCTTCGTCACCATCAAACTTTATTGAAGCTCGATCAAAACTCCTATCAATTCTTCGCATTGGCCTAAGCTGAACCAAACGAATCGTACCATCCGTCTCTGTAATATACGCATTGAAATTACTTGCTATTTTCTGAATATGTGATGCACCACTACTACGACTATCTATAACCCCGTCAATTTGATACCGATCCTCATAGTAGAACTCATCATCATCACCTCGAACCAACACTTGCTCCAAGCAATGCCCCTCAGCCTCTTCAAATGACGACTTATCGATCGATACCGTAGGATCACGCAGATCGATCCCCATACCAAATGTACTATTGGTTAGAATATCAAATATCCACCCAGGACCGGAATGGAGGGCAGTGAATATGCGCTGCCTCCAAGCAGATTTTGAAGTATAAGACCAATCTTCACGATTCCACCGCGTGTAAACAAAAACCCAGTCACTATCGACTTGGTCACGAATAAACAAATATCCAGTCCACGGATCAGCAACAACATTGGAAGGTTTAGTCAAAGAAACAACATCGAACGTTGCTCGATTATGCCAATCTCTCTTCGCTCCATAAGTAGCTGTTTGTCTCCAATATCTACCAGCCTCCGTATCATCTAGCAATCTAGGATCACCTTCGTATATAGGAACAGTCACAGGATCGGGTTGGTAATCATCGGAAAGTGAAAACCGCTCTATAATAAAATGAGCAGGAACCTCAACATCAACATTATAGAACGATACAGAGAATATCCTTCCATAACTATACAATGTCTCATCTGACCCATCTTCTTTGTATGAAATAGAAGACGATATAATTCCAGCATAAGCATTAGGAATGGCATTTGGACCTTCAACTACACGTAACGCAACAGCTACGGAACCTGTCAAAGTCGTATTAAGAATTGGGTCGTCATCTTCATTCGATGTACCATACCACAACTTTAAACGATCCGTCGTATCATCCTCTACTTCAACCTTAAACATCAAAGGCTGCCTTGGCTTGTAAGCCGTATTGTAAACATAGCTAGTAGCATCGGTAGAAGCAATAACACTTTTAGTTCCATCAAAATAACAACCAATCTCAAATATCATACCACCCGTATCTTCACCATTACCTTGACGAGTAACCGTAGCATAATAATATTCAACCACATCACCATACGTTGCCCGCAACGCAACCCCTACAGAAACATTATGGTTTTCATACGGAGGTTCAACTGAAACAATAGCAACAACTTTTTGATCACTCGAAGCAAAAGGAACAGCCCCAAAAGTATCCTCAGAATACCGAACCCACCCATCCCTTCCATTATGGTTAGTCTTGATCCACAAGACATCTTCCGGAAGCTTTTTTACTATATCAAGAAGATTAAACTCGGTATTTCTCTGTAATAATTCACTCCAATCCGTAAACGTATCTATTGCCTGTCCAGCTTGCTGAGGAACAAAGATAGACAAATAACTGTGATTTGGCTCTCCGCGAGCCGTAGTTGAATACAATATGTCACTTGAATCTTGAGTTACCCAAAAACCAGACGAGGAAACCGTAGTGGAATGTAACAGATACGTATTCCAACCTGACGGCATCTTTAGCTTAGAGTTCCAAGACGAAACCGTAGAAGTAAAATCATTCTCAAACACCAAAACGTCACCAACAACAGCAGAACTGATAGTCTGGTCAATGTCACAAGTAATAAAAACATCCCCAGACTTCAGCAATCCGTGAGGATTACTAGCATGAATATCCTCCAAAGTGTAGCAAGTAATGAAATTAGAATACTCACTAATATCTACCTTCACTACACCAATATGATACGTTACAACATAATAATGCAAAGCAAAGTATAAATTATCTGTCTCATAGTCATAGTACATACCTACAAAATCAGAAAAGACAAATTCATTATCCTTGTCATAGCCAACGGCAGCTAAAGAACTAGAAACATCCCACTCAGTAAAGGTTCCAGACTCAATATCAAAACCGAACAAATACAGATGCTCAGAATCAACCATATGCAACGTGTACACAATCCCATGATGAATATCTACCACGTATCCTAAAACAGTAGCATCAAAATGAGCATTGGTAGCCAACTTAGTCACCCAAGAACTACCACTTGTGTAACCCCTCCTACCAACAAGAACCTTTCTATCAGAACTATCATCCTCATAAATAACGAACCGATCTGACCAACTCCAAGAAACCCCAAACAAAACAGACAACGAACCTGAAGGAGTTGTCGTTGTCATCGAGCCGCCGACACGATTAAATGAAACAACCGCATTCTTATCACTCAATACACAAACGATTTCTTCCGCGTCAGGATCATAATGGAACCATGTATCAGAAAGAGCTTGAGAATACGTAACATCTTGCTCACCAGAATCATAAGTTCCACGACGCCCCTTAATTACAGCTGTGATACGAGGTAGAGAATTCGCTGTGCCTATATCCCCATACCATCCAATCTTAGCTGTAGAACGAAACGGAATCGTATCATCAATAACAGATGCCATCCTAGCCCAAAAATTAGGATAATCTTGCTCAATATTCTCATCAACATCTCCGCGAAAAAGCAACCAACCCGTATTAACATCCCCTTCAAGATGAGTCACATCATAATCCTGAAAATCCAACCTCATCACTTCTTCTATCGGACCCTCACTTATTGCAAGTAAAGCATCTAACTGATAAAATGGCTGCTTCACTGCTTGAGAACGAGTCTCAGTTCCATCCTTCCCACTCTGCACTTCATAGGTATTCTCCCCTACCTGTCTCAAGTCAGCTCTGTTTTTTCCTATCATAATCACAGTGCCAGACGTATAAACAACCCCATGCGTAATAGGAACAGAATTGTTCTGCTGAAAACTCGTGTATTTCAAGTCTTGAAATTTTCTCTCGGATTCCATCTCAGACGGTGGATTCTTAGACGGAGAAATAGCACCACCCAACCACGTAGCTACTAATGTTCCAGTAATAAATGAGGCAGCCGATACGACCAATCCAGTAGCTCCAAGAGCAGCAGCAGCAGAACCTCCCAGAAACGAACCAGCAAAGAACCCACCTAACGCAATTAGGCTTCCCATTTTATTTTTCTCAACTTACCTACATATTTTAATTTTCTCGACCAACAATTATGCTTATCCAAAGCTGCACCAGTCATATGAACTCTCAACTTTTCTATTTTTGACACTTTTGCAACTCGATCCATATGTAAAAATTCATGACCAGTCACCGCCACCCCCAAATGAGTACTGACCATCCTACCATCATGCTGAAAAACAAGTAGATATGACGGCATTATTAAAGAATCACTTAAACTTTTTAAGTGGAAAAACTTTTTACAACCTTGTAACAATATATCCATATCCTGCGCCAAATATCTCTTCTCCTGATACCCATGACTGTTATCATAAGGAATACAAATACCTAAGCGCCGATAAAATAACAAAACCAACCCGATACAATCACAACCCTCTCGTGAACAACCATTCGGAGCATAAGGAATATCACACAACGACCTAGCAGCCCTTAATATTTCTATAGGATCAAAATGTAACATTTTAATACAATTCCATACCCAACGAGAGTGTAGGAACCTTCGGAACATCCATCCCTTTATAATTAATCAAATTATTCCACCTCTTACACTCAATTTTATTCTTACCACAAGTTGCTCGATATGCTAACACTAAGTCGTATGTACTAGGACTGTCTAAAACCTCAGAAGGTAAAGGCAAAGGGTAAGTAAGAAACAATGTAGAAGTAGATGAATCGAACGATCGAATCCGAGAATACCTGCCAGCATAACCATCGTACGGATGATTCACACTAACAACAATCACATACCCATTACCAAAATGAGAATCCTCATCGATAGATGATAAAGCTGAGGTATCCTGTAATTGATAATATCCCACGTCACTAAAAACAATCGACTGACTCTGAACTACAGCAGCAAACCCAGATGTGGAAACCACATCAGATAATGAACTAACACCTTGTTTCGTAACAACGTTACACGAGTCTGAACCAAACGACACTTGACAACCCGGACCCATTAACCGACACGGGACCATACCACTGCCCCATTTATGCAACATCCCACAGCAACTGAACGTAATGGAATTCGGAGCATACGAGAACGAAGCAACGTATCCCTTAAACAACGTCTTGGGAGTAGATGTGTAAGTACTGCCGTGATAAGGTAATGGGATCCTTCTCAACAACACACGAGAGTTACGAATTTCCATTTCCCGTAACATAAGATTCAACGACTTAGGCGTGTCATAAGCGACAAGAGATGAACCATCTCTTTTAAAAAAGTTATCCTCGGAAGACTTCAGTACGCAACCATCAGGATACTGCGTAAAGTAAGATGTTAACTGAGCATCCGTAAACTCAGTAATAACAAGAGGTTCCGGAGTTATATACCCTACACCATCCAAGCTGATAGTCATCGATATCTCCTCACCACTGTGCGTCTCTTTGATGCTACTTCGAACAGCAGGTATAGGACGATATACAACACCGCCGTAAGAAAGAGAAGATTGATACGCAGCAAAGCTATAGTCAGGAGAAGCAGAACGAACTGAAGTGATAGAAACACTAGGGTCGTACCATTTAGGCGGCAGCCATATATCCAGCAACTCGACGAAATGTTTCATCTCTTGATTGATAGAATCAATAAAAATGTAATCGAAATAAGACATCACGACACCTGTTGAGAGTATTCGGATAATTCCACCAAATCAATTTTAACATTGTGAAGAACCGATGAAAATATCTCTCTGGTTAAAGAATCCGAGGCAAATCTCATTCTTCTAACCTTTGACGAATCAAGAGGATCCGAGAAATTGAAAGCACCCCACGACCCACACCTATCAACAAAAAACGTTTTGAGAATATTGTACTGATTCTCGGTAAGCACATTATACACTAAATGCCACACCACGATCCCTGTAGCCCTAATCTTTTGCCTGCTTTCAACTCCAACTAACTCAAACGGAGTAATCCTCGTCTTGAATTCAACCGTTTCAGAGGAACTATCGCTAGGAGGAGGTAACGTGGAAGGCCATGCCGGTAAGTCTGTAAACTCTATGGAACCAGAAGAAAACGTAGCCGTAAATGTCACATCGTCAGACCAAGCAGAAGCATTACCGTATGAATCATAGTACCGAACCCTAACACGGTATTCGTTACCCGAAATCAACGTAAAATCAGCATACGGATTTCCAGTATCCGGAGCACTCATTACAACTGTGCTCAAAACAGAAGCATACGTAGTATCGGCATAAGAGGTCAGCTGCCACTCCGATCGAGAAATTGTGTCTCCGTCATCATCATCAGCAAAAGCAGAACCACCAAACCTTACCGGAGCAAGCGATGGAGTAGAAATAACCGGAGCATCCGGCGCATTCGTACTCGCCGGACCATAACCATAGACCAAAGCATCTGTCGAATCAACAAACGATAGATAAATATCATCAGCAACACTAGCCGTCCCTTCTACATAAAATCCAGCATATGCTCCAGGCACATACCAAGATGGCTTACTTTTCGTAGTAGTCCATGTCACATCCCCAGGAAGATCTACAGTAGACGTTATTTCTTCTGTATCAGAATCATATGAGAGATTCCACTCGATGTACCCAACCCGCTTATTCCCATCCGCCACCCAATCACTCGGATCAATATCTACTTTTGAATCAAGCACAGTAGCAACGGCAGGAGCCGATGTAGACTCATTTTGTCGCACTGATAACGCACAAGCAACGTTTCCGCCAGAATAAGAAAATCCTAACTCTATTGGATAATAGGTAATAACATCGGTAGCAGAGATATCCAAATGACCTAACGCGGTTAAACCAATTGAATTCACTGTATTTGAAACATTCAAAGTAATTTTTGCTTTAACTGAAAATGAAATAGAACTATCATAAGGAACAGGATTAACATGACATGCGTAAGTCAAACTAACTGGATATGTTACACCTCTTGTAGATATCTCTTCATCTAAAATCTTTATTCCTCCATACAAAGGAGCGCATCCCATATGACGAAGAGTATCACCATCAGAAACAGAATTGGGAATTTTAGCAACATATGTTGACATACGAGATGGGAAAATTGGACCCATCTCATCCCAAATAGCTCCGGCTACTTTAAAATCATCTACATAAATAGCATTCGCACCTCCCTGCTCAATATAAATTCCAGGGTGGATTACAGAATAAGCTGTCAAATCAGGAGAAGAAAAACCTTCAAGAATGATCGGATCGTAGGCGTCGGCGCTTGGATAATAGATATGAATCCTACCCATAGACCAATAAATTTCAGCTACACCACCATCTTCATAATCAACCGCATCTTCGGCAGATGCCAATAACTCGACTGTCGGAGGATCTCCGTGAGACGTAACTCGAACAGCGTAAAAAGACACACGATTCGAAACCGATCGATTCATCAAAACCATCATATAAGGAGGAGTGGCAGAAGAAGTTATAGCGATACCTACCATACCACTCTCAAGCCCAACATTGGCCGTTCCTGTCCCGATCGTCACATCTCCTTGCGTAGAAGCCGCAGGAAGCCATGTTTTAAGCCCAAGGAGCAACGATTCCGTCCACCTGCCTAAAGGAACCCCATCAGACCCTAAAGTAACGGCATCGCAATCGTGGACGGCCAATACTCCACCTTGGTTTCCAAGAAAACCTGTCCACGTAGAATAACCAGGAGTCATACTGGCGGCATAAGCGCACGAAGTGTCAAAATCCCCCGAAGTTCTCAGAACCGTCTTGATGCCATCTCCTGCCGCAACAGCATCTCCATTCAGATTGATCTGACTATATCTCGGACCCAAATAACCAGAAGATAAATCAGTATCGAAGTTTGGGCTGCCAAAGTTATCACAGATTCCATACCAAGGCATCGTGCGTGCCCTCCATTTAACTTTTATTGTTTAACCATACTTTGCAACAAGAAATTGTGAATCGTCTCTCTAAATCATTTACATTACTATATTTTTAGGATCGCGTCTCATGATAATTAGGCACAGGAAACCACGGTGGTTTGACTCGTGGAGGAATGTGCCTTCCTCCTTTCTATTAAAGTTGTTGCTCTTGCTTTTAATCTTGTGCAGTCTTTCTTTACGTTTACTGACGGATTGATTACTTTGCCTTCTAAATCAGATATAGCAAAAAAACCGGTGCTTCTTTTACCTTTAACCCATCCAGTGCCTTTTGCTGTGTGGATGTAATCAAACTTCCTCAACCCAAACAGCTTGCCAGTTGGTATTCTTTTCTCTGAACGACTACCAGTCGTTTGTTGATAATCACCTTTAGATACGTGTTTCTTGAAATAAACATTGGCAGCCAAATCAACAAGTTCACCTTCTTCACAACATATTGCTACTGCATCAAAATGGTGAGACTTGGGTAGTTGTAATACCTGTTCTCTTTTGAACTTGGTTTCGTACCCAAACGTCTCTTCAAAACCATCAAACCCCTTCTTTAACTGAGATTTTATAATACCTATCTCAGTGGCGTGTTTCGTTTTACTCTTTACACCTTTGATTTTAAACTCTCCGTTGTGCAACCTATCATGGCAATCTTCACATAAAGTAATTAAATTGCTTGGTGCATCCGTTCCTCCATTACTCCTAAATACGATATGGTGAACGTGCAACTTGCCTTTCTTGGTTTTGCATTTCTGACATTGATATCCATCACGGTGCATAACATAAGCTTTCACATTATAAAAACCTTTTTGATTGCCTTTCTGGTAATCCCACCTACCAACTTCAGGGTTAGATATCTTGTGAATATCGAAACTTGCTGTTTCTACCTTCCAGCGAGATATGGGCAATATTGATTCTACAAACTTCTTTTCCCTCAAATGAGAATCAACTTTTGATTTAATGCTTGGTGCAAGCCTTCCCTCTTTTCGCATATAACATCTGTTTTGCCAACGTGCTTTTCTGTATCTTGTTTTCCTACCACGTCTGTTTCTACGATACATTTTACGCTGTTCCATCTTCTTAGAAACATCTTGCCTGATTTGAATTTCTGATTGATAAACAACTTTTCCGTTTGTGATTGCAGCACAACCAATAGTTTTGCTGCCCGTGTCCATTCCAGCAACTACTTCTTGTACATATTCTGTAGTATCAACAAGCATCTTAATAGTAAACGGGTCTTTTCTAACGCATTTTGCTTTACCTTCTTTCAGCAGCAACCTCGCAATTGCTGGTTTACAGGGCATCAATGGATTTCCCTCTTTGTTTAGAACATAAACTTCCATCAGTTAAATCCTCCTATAAATAGGGTAATGCGTATTCAAAGCTTCGGAGTTGCTTTGAAATCCGACCTCACCTCGACCAGATATGGAAAGGTTTAACGATGCAGACACCACTCCTACCATCACAGAGATTTTAATCTGCACCCGAAGAGGAAAGTGCTGGTGCGACACACTTTCATTCCTATTTTCTTCCCTATCGTTTACTAACAACTTTATCTCCTGTTAGTGGTCTGGTTAACCTTGTGGCTTTCTTTCAAAAGCCACGGGGCTTCTTGCCTCGTGGTAGGTTACGTTAGCCAGCAATACTGGTTAATTGGAGCTGTTAGAGCAATTCTCGGATCACTTTGCCGAAACTCTACAGCATCCTGCCCAAACTCCATAAGATTTGAATCAGACGGCTCATAGTTTATTATATCCAATCCTCTCCTGTAGATAACCATCCGAAATATACTATCACAAATATCAAAATATTTGCTTGGGCTAATCGTTGTAAAAAATCTAAACCTTTCGTTTAAACGTTCCATAACTTTACGAAGATCATCCTCTACACGTCTGAAAGAACGATGTCCTTTATCTTCCGAGTCATAATCTAAATTACACCCATCCATAGAATACACATACGGCTCACTATCATTCGTAATGATTGTTTTTAAAAGACCTATAGGACTTTTAATGGCATTTTTGTGTAGATACAGTCTATTTAAAGCATCATGAACTACTGTAGGTGTGTGAAGCGAGACGAGCGAGAATATTTGTTTCTCTGTCGGAGTCATTTTCTTCAATAACGTGACTAGATTAGATGCTTGAGATATAGCTCTGACTTGTATCTGTCTATCCTGCAACGGAATCTTATAGAACCAATCCTCATCAAAAAAAGCAAGGTATTTCTCTAATCTTGGAATAAATTTTGGTTTGTATGTAGATTTGACTTCACACTCTTGATTTTCTTCTCCCAGATCATCTGAATAATATTCTTTGGAAGTATCTTGAAAATGTGAAACACCATTGCAGTTCATTACTACTGCGCCACCTGTATTTTTATAGAGATGCGCCACACTTGTTTCTTCTAAATAATCTACCTCATCTTCTTCACTTGCTTTATCTGGATTAAAAAATTCATTCGATTGAATCGCTTCTAGTGCAACACCATTTATTTTTTTTAACATACCCAACCGATCGAGTTTATTATCTAGCCACCAAGCAAAGCTAGATTCGTATTGATTTAGTTGCTCTGCTACTCCTGTATGTGTTGCTTTTAGATTATCTACTACTGTATCTACTGCAAGAGATTTATCTGATTCAAGGATTTGCGGAAAGAGACGAACTCTGGTAATACTATCAACACTAAGAAAAGACATATCACCGGGACGATCTTCTATCATCACATCTTCCCATAGCAATTCAGCTACATCAACATCTTGAGTCGTGCGGCAATTTCCATTTAAATTCTTTTCTACTTGGTCAGCTACATCAACATCTTGAGTCGTGCGGCAATTTCCATTTAAATTCTTTCTTACCTGATCAACACTGTTTGATTGAACTACTTCAAGACCAAACTCCTCTGCAAGTGATTTTAAAAGTCTTCTTATCTCACCCAAGTCATCGTCAAGATTTTCTCTTAGGCTTTTTGATAAAAAAGTTTTAAGCAAGCCAAAATTGCTTGCTTGCTTTTCTTTTATTGTTTTTCTTTTAGCTGCTTCTCTTTCAACTGCTTCTCTTTCAACTGCTTCTCTTTCAACTGCTTCTCTTTCGGCACTTGTTTTGGTACCCGGTATTTCTGTTTTGGTACCCGGTATTTCTGTTTTGGTACCCGGTATTTCTGTTTTGGTACCCGGTATTTCTGTTTTGGTACCCGGTATTTCTGTTTTGGTACCCGGCTTCACGCTACCTGTTTTGGTGCCCGGTATTTCTGTTTTGGTACCATCTAAATTAGTATACAACCTATTGATATTGTTACGCTTATACGTATTTGAGTTGTGATATTGTTTACTCCTATCTACTTGCAGCATTCCTATCTCTTCTAGTCTTTCGATTACTACACTTATCCTACTTATGGATACATCTACTAAGTTGGATATTGATTTTAAGTTTGGATACGACTCTTCTTTTCCCCACCGAGATAAAGCTACGTAGACAAAAAAGTCAGAGGCGCTTGCTCTGATCTTGCTTTGATGCAGTCGATCGTGATCTAACACACTAATAGAAACAGTTATACCATCTCCATTGTCATAATTTTCATATTTTTCAATGTCAAACCAATCAATCGATTGAATAAAGATTATTTTAGCATTTCCGTTAATACCTGTCATCTTGGTTTTTATATATCTCGCATCTACCAATTCTTTGATTAGTCTTTTTGTTGGCTTCACCTGTATATTAGCTAGGTTTGCAACATACTTATACGTTAGAGGTTTGGTCTCTTCATCTGATCGAAGGAGAGTCTGTAGAGTAAACAGCATTCTCTTCGCTGCTCGACCCAATCTTTTATCTTCCATCAACTTTTTAAAATTACCTACCTTCATACATACTGTCCAATTACTGTCTGTTCTTGTTTCTTTTCCAGTTTCAGATTTCATTTTAGTCGCCTTATTTAGTTATAATTGATGTACCTACACAATTATTTTTTCTTGATTTTGTATCAATTCATCTACTCAATGAATCCAAAATGATTGATTCTAAATAGTTTGTACACTTATCAACCGCGCACAGATCGACCCCAGACTCTTTTTGCAATTCGTCCAGTAAGATCATCATCAATAAAAAAATTTTATAACATCTACTTTTATTGGTATTTGATTCTGATGCGTTTGTAGTATTGCTGCGTTTGTACACATTTGCGTTGTGTTCTTGTTTGCTTCTATCTACTTGCAGCATTCCAATCTTCTCTAATCTTCTAGCTGATCGAACAACATTTTTACTCGAAACACTAATTAATTCAGATATTGATTTTAAACTTGGATATGACTCTTCTCTTCCCCATCGAGATAAAGCTACGTAGACAAAAAAGTCAGATGCGCTTGCTCTGATCTCACCTTGGTGTAGTCGATCGTGGTCTGAAATGCTAATAGAAACAGTTATACCATCTCCATTGTTGTGATTTTCATATTTTTTAATGTCAAACCAATCAATCGGTTGAATAAAGACTATTCTAGCATTTCTAGTAACACCGATCATCCTAATTTTTATATATTCAGCATCGACCAATTCTTTGATTAGTTTTTTTGTTGAATTCACTCGCATATTAACTAGGTTTGCAACATATCTATACGTCACAGGTTTAGTCTCTTTATTAAATTTAGGGAGAGTTTGTATAGTGAATAACATTCTCTTTGCTGCTCGACCTAATCTTTTATCTTCCATCAGATATTTGAAATTACCGAGTCTCATGCTTATTTTTCGATCGCTACTCGATCTTGCTTCCATTAACATTTTTTTTTTATCCTTTCATAAAAA